CATTATTATTTTTATAATTTGTGGGAATATCATTATGGACCACATATCCGTTTTGATAAAATTCTTGTCGTTTTTGATCATTGATGGCGGTTGGAATAATAAAATCATTCGGTAGCCACACTTCAAAATCATAAATCGGATTAGGTATTATTGGTCTAATAAGAGTTCGTGGGTTTGGACCACCGACAAGTGTTTGTGAAGCGCCTAATGATTCTTGAATAGGAATATCACGATAACACCATGCAGAGGATGATTGTGTATCAATCAATTGTGGATTGTCTAAATTATCTTTATTAATGCCTAAAGGTTCAGAAAAATTAGAAATTGGTGTACGACACGGAGAACGAACGCCCGGATTGGGGTCAGAAGAAAATATAAAATCATTGTAATTTGATATATTATGAATGGTCGGTGGAGGAGTCAACACAGTATCTACTTTTCCATAATATTCTATGAATTCTTCTTTTTTAGAAAAATTTTTATAAAGATAAAATATTATGATAATCAATAATAATGAAACAGACAGAAATAAAATATCATAAGTCACATTTACAAAAACCATTATTAAAAATATAAGAAGAACGACACGAGTTAAACAGTTTAATTGTTCCTCTAAACTCATCGTTTTAGAAGGAATTAAATAAAACGGTTGGAATAAATTAGAAATATCTTCAATCCAAAATTTGGTCATTTCTTTGTACAAAAAATTTTTTTTAAATTTCTCATGTTAACCAAATTTTATATAAAAGTTTAAATTATGATAAACATAAATGAATATACTTTTTAATCAGTGGATTTGGATTGTTTTCATTTATTGAACGATATAATTCTGGATTTTTTTGAATTTCATCAGGATTGGGGAGCATTTTTTGTATTATATCTGGTGAAAGATTTTTAACACCAGGATGATTTAATATTTCGTTATATAATTTCCATGAATCAGATTTTTGATTTTCTTTTATTTTATTTCTTGTGGATGTTTTATGATTTATTTTGGAACGCAATCGTTCCAATAATTGTTTTCTATTTTGATCTTTATCCGAAACAACATTGAATTTTAGCAAAATTTTTTTATCATTAATGTTCGATTGTGAATAATCATTATATCTTTCATCATGATTCATATAATGGATAGATTTTAGGATTTCGTCTTTCGTTTTGCCTTGTCTAAAAGAATTTCGTATTTTCATCTTTTGAGACTTTGTTAACCAATTGTATTGATCATCAATTTGAATCTCGATCGGTTCCATTTTTTAATTCAATTCAATTTTTATCAATCCATCAATTTTTTTATCTTATTTAAAAAAATATTTTTCATTATTAATTGATTTAAAAATAATTTTTTTACACATAAAATGAATTCAACAAAACCCTATTTATGTTTAAATATGATTGTTAAAAATGAATCACATATTATAGAACAAACATTGGAAAAATTGCTTAATAAAATACCCGAAATCGATTACTATGTGATTTCTGATACGGGTTCAGAAGATAATACTGTTGAACTCATCAAAAATTTTTTTGATAATAAAAAAATTCAAGGAGAAATTTATAACGATGAATGGCAAGATTTTGGTTATAATCGTTCAAAAGCTTTAGAATATGCATTTAATAAGAGTGAATATTTAATCATTTTTGATGCGGATGATGAAATTGTTGGAGACTTTAAATTACCTAACTTACATGAGCTCGAATTAGATGCTTTAAATTTTATATTTGGTCCTGGCTTAATTTACCAACGAATTTTACTTTTAAAAAATGATAAAAAATGGATATTCAAGGGTGTATTGCATGAATATTTACATTCCATGTTTCCCAATCCAAAAATTATTTTATTAAAAGGAAATTATTATGTAATATCTGGAAGATCTGGAAATAGGAATAAAAATCCAGATAAATACTTGCATGATGCAATTGTATTAGAAAAAGCTTTCGAAAAATGTCAAAAAGAAAATAATGATATGTTTAATAGATATGGATTTTATTGTGCCCAAAGTTATAATGATGCCGGGATAAAAGAAAAAGCAATAGAATGGTATAAAAAATGTTTAAATTTACAAGGTTGGATCCAAGAAAAATATTGGTCTTGTTTTAAATTGTATCATTTACTTAGAGAAAGTAATAGAGAAGAAGAGGGTATATATTATCTCGTTAAATCAATGATTTATGATTTACAAAGGTACGATTGTATATTTGAATTAATAAGGTATTATTGTGGTAATGGGATGGATATTATTGCATGGAATTATTATCTGATGATTAAAAAAGATTATGAAGAAAATTATTTAACCAAAACTCATGATCATGAATTATTTCATAACAAATGGTTTGGAGATTTCGGACTCCCGTATTATGTAATTATTGTTGCCATTAATACACAAAATCTAGAAACGGCTAAAATAATGTATGATATTATTTTTAAAAAAGGAATACAAGAGTGTACAGAATTTTATATCGGATGTTTGTTGAGTAATTTTAAATTTGTTTATAATATCTTGGATGAGAATGAAAAAAACATATACCAACAGAATCTGAAGAATTTTATGAGTATTCTTACAATGGTAAATTACCCTATAATAAAACACTATGATCTATTGAAAAGTTATGATATTGAAATTATGACTAATGATTGTATAACGAGGAAAAAGGATTGTCAAGAATCAAAAAATATCCTCATTTATTGTGGGTGGGCACCTTATGAATGGAATTATTCTTATTATAAAAACAATGCAATTGGAGGCTCTGAAACTGCTGCAATGCAACTTGCATTGCATTTACCAAAAGAATATAATATTTACATCGTTGGTAATATTAAGAATGAACGACATGAAAATATTGAATTTACGACATTTGAAAATATTGTCGATAAAGAATTTTATGCAATCATCATTTCAAGATTTTTAGATTTTTTTGAGAAAATCAAAGATATTTCCGCCTTTAAAATTATTGTGTGGATACATGATACGTGTCTTCATAATGAAAAATATCTAATCAATGATTCAATCATTGATAATTATGTTTGTTTAACACAATGGCATAAAGAACATATATCTTTAAGATATCCTTTGATTAAAGATAAAATAATCGTAATTAATAACGGGATTGAGATTTCTGCTCTTGAAAAGAATAGAATAAATAAAAAAATATCAAATAGATTTATCTATTCATCATGTCCTGAAAGAGGTCTAAAAAAAGTATTAGAATTATGGAATGAAATCAATAGTAAAATGAATGATCCCGAATTATATATATGCGGTTATCAGCAAAATCAGGATAATGAGATAAAAAAATTGATAGATCAATATGATAATATACATTACATAGGAAAAATAATTAAAGATGAATTGTATAAATTAATGGAAACTTGTGAATATTGGTTATACCCAACCAATTGGCCAGAAACCTCATGTATAACAGCAATGGAAATGATGGCGCACAAAATACTATGTCTTTATTACCCATTTGCTGGACTTACAGATACTATTGGAGAAGAAAATGGGATTAAATTAATAAATGGTAAAGAAGTAGAACAAATATTGAATCTGTCATTATTGGAAAAAAATAAAATTATAGAAAATGCTTATAAACATGTTCAAAAATATAATTGGAAAAATAATATCGTTAGATGGAATACACTTTTAGATTTTGATCAAGCACAAAAAGAAGAAACTAAAATTGTAGTAAAAGTAAATGAACATATAACTAAAGAAAAAAATATACATGAATTTTTAAAATTTTTATCTCCCCAAGGAATGATTGATTATCATCAAGCACAAAAAATAGTTGGTGAAAATCTAGTAAAATGACTTTGTCAATTACAGAATTTATAAAAACAGAAATATATCGCATAAATTTTTAAAGGTTTAGGTAGAGAACAATTAAGTCTTTTATTTAAGACAAATTAAGGTATAATAATAATCCAAAAGGAAATTCAATAGTTTCTTTGGGATATTATTTTTTAAAGAAAAAATAATGAAATTGCTAATGTAAAAGGATATAAACTAGATTTATGAGACATTTTATTTTTAAAATGCATTTAAAAATTAACATTTTAAATGTCGGATGGGTGTAATCTTGAGAATTGAAAAACTATTAATGTAATTGAATATTAAAAATTTTTTTTTAAAAAAAATAATTATTAGTAATAGAATATGTCATTATCATGTATATATCCAAATATAGGATTTTTTTTACAATTAAAAAATGATATCATAAACATTTACCAAAAAATTAATGATTTATACCAAAAATTTTACAATATCCCAAATTTAAATCCTTTGAATTATACAAATAATAAAGATATAATAATTTCAAATGGAGAAAATTATATTTTAACGGAATTTAATACCAATTATTGGATTTATTTAAATGAAGGAATAAATTACATTACACTTCCGGAAATAAATGATGATTCGAATGGAAAATGGGTTCAATTGATATTAAGAAATAATATAGTGAGTTCTTATTTGGTCATAAATAATACTTTTTTACTCCCAAGTTTTAATGTGTATTTTGGGTCTTATTTTGTATGCGTAAATAATGAATGGCGTCCTAACGGATTTATATATGATAATGTATTTACTTGAAACATTGCATTGGCAAATAAAATATTGCTTCCTCATAGAATGGTATCCAATATTTCAATCGCATGTCTTCAAACGACGAATTTCATACGCCAACTTAAAACTCTTAAATATAAGTATGCCTCAAAGTTTTATTAATTCTGCTACATTGTATTCAAATAATGAAATATATGGAGAAAGTGTTGGTTATTCAATGGAGAATTTGATGATTTTAATGCAGATAATAATAAAGTCAATTATGTTTTGGCTACCATCGATTGCAATTCAGAAAATATTTGTCAATGTTCTTATATTTATCAATAATGAGAATAATTCATTTTTTTAATCCTGGTAATAAATTACAAAAATGTGATTCGGCTTCTAGCATTTTCCATTTCCCAGGTCTAAAAGCCACCTCGTTTTTTATTTCATTTATACAATCATCAAAAATAGATCGATAGGGTGTTTGTATTTTTTGAAATGTATCTTTGTGATCATTATTTTCCCAATAAATACGATTCCATTTATGATTCTTTGTCCGAATAATATTTATAATTTTATTACTATTGTGATAAATATCCATTGATAATTTGATCATCGCATTACCAGAACGTATCTCGGCTATTTTCTCAGAAATCCTCCTTTCCATTGGTTTTTCTTTGTATAGATAACTACCATAAATAGACCGATTATTTTTTTTAATCACATAATAAAAAAGATACCTGAAAAATTTAAATAATGTCATGTATTTAAATTTTTCGTATTTCCAGAATACGAATCCTCTTTTATAATCATAACGATATTTTTGAAATTCTTCTATCCAAAATTCTATCCATTCGTATAAATTTATTTCATTCCAACCACAAATCTCAAATACATATTGTCGTAAAGAAATAAAATCTTCCCTGCATAAAGGCACCGATAATCCAAGATACTCGGTTGTATTTAGCATCTTGCAATCCGAACAAAGATTTCCATAATGATTACAATGACAAAAGGTCATGTATACATATTTTTTATTTAAATCGTAACCCCGTCGTACTAAATCGTGTTTTTCTGATTCCGAAAAAGGAACCGTGGCGATTTTATACCGATGATATAAAATCATATTATTACCCGATAATTTATCTCTTTCGGGGAATACCACTCGGTTTTCATCTCCATCTTCATATTCTTTATACCACTTATGTCCATATTTTTTTATACTCTCGTCATCCAAATTTTTTTTATCAAAAAAAGAATATCGATACATCTGTGACAAAAAATTATCCGTAAAAACAAGTAAAACAATCAAATTGATAATGTATCAAGAACAGTCACATTGAAATTTTTAGTAAATACAATTAGTTCTTCTATATCCCGTGTTATTCCAGCATTATGCGGACGATAAGCCACTTCATTGTCGATTTCGTGTAAAACTCTTGTTTTATTTTCACGGGTTTTTTTTTCTGTTTGTACATAAAACCTTTGTAATCTCATTCTATCTTCTAATTGATATTGGAAATCTAAAAAATAGTTAGGACAATTAGTCCATATAAAAGGAATTAAAGTTTCATTTTTTGTAAAAAAAGGATTAAGCAGAGAATTTTCAGGTACAGTATTAAATCCTGGTTTATAAAAATGGTCATAATCAAAATAATAATTAAATTTACTAATATTCACATTTGTCATATTATTGTTCCAGAAAAAAATACGTGCTTTTTCAATATATTTATAGGGTATATCGATTATATTTTTTTGATAAATCATATTGAGATTTTTTTTAATATCATGATTATTCCCGAAAGAAAATCCGACGGTTTTAAAAAACAATTTGAAAAAATCTCGTAATACTTTTATATTAAAATGTAAATCAGTTGCATACGCTTTCCAATCATTACTGTAAAATATAGAGAGGAAGATTCGTCCCTGTGTGATTAGCAAATCATTTTCAATATTAAATTTTTTGGAAATCCGTCGTAAAATATTTTTTTTAGAAGGCACCGATATAGTTTTATCAAAATAAAACCATTTTGGTAATTTTTTATCATAAAAATCAAGTATGACGATCAAAACGATAATAAATAATTTTTCAGAATGTGTGAACTTTGGATTCTTTAACAATCTATATAATAAAATTGACGAGAATGGTAGTAAACACGATTTATCTATAAATTCTAAATAATGTTTTTTAGTATTTTTATCGATATCAAGGATTATTCTAAGATAATTCAAATCGTTTAAAATAGACATACCAAAAATATCAGAGGGATGTAAATCGGATAAAAAACATTTTATATATATAGTATCTAGATTATGATCATTAAGACCATATTCATTAATATCCTGATTAAAGTTTTTTTCGCTAATTAATCGTAAAACCGAGCCATTTTTAGTTCTCCCAACCCTTCCCGCTCTCTGAATTAGAGACATTTTGCTCGAATAAACGGTAATATAGGTGTTATATGTCAATTTACATTCAATACATGAATCGATAACAAAATCAATATTTGGGATGGTTACAGAAGATTCTGTAATGTTGGTCGATAGAATAATATATTTTGTTTCCGTCTCAAATTCCTTTTTCAGGATAGTTTTTTCATTTTTCTCCAATCCCCCGTGAAAAATAAAAATTGGTTTGTAATGGCTCAGATATTTTATTCTATTATAAATTTCTTCACAATCACTATGAGAACTAAGAAAACACAATATTCTATTATATTTTTCATAATTTTCTATTATTTTTATATGCATAAGATCTAAAATCTTACCCTTATTTACGTAAGTAATTGACATATCCTCTGGTATATATGATACATTTGTTTTATATAAATGTTGGTGATTATATTTCAATAATCGTAAATTTGGGAAAAAAGAAGTACTTAGATAAAATTCAGGTATAGTTGCACTAACCAGTATAATCGTAATTTCTTGATTTTTCAAAGTTTTTAAATGTTTTAATATTAAAAAGATGGAATAATATTCTTTTGAATCGATATGAACTTCATCGATAATAACTGTTTTATATCTGAAAATTTTGCACTTAATTATAATGTCCAAGGCATATGAAGCAGGATATTTATCAAGATTATTGAAATTATGATTCCATTGATTACAAGCGAGACGAGTGGGTAAAATAAACAATACGTCTTTAAATTTGGGAGAATTGGAAAAATACGTTAATAATGAAAATGTTTTTCCGATCCCCGTTGGGGCTTCAATACCGACTGTTTCATTAATTTTTATTTGATCAAGATCTTTGCAGATCTGTTGATAAAATTGATCATTTATAATCATCTTACTTTACGTCAAGAAAAACAAAATTTAAAATCAATTTTTTTAAGACTTTTTATTGTATAAAGGGTCCTTCATTGTATAAAGATAAAGTAGATATTGAAGTGGCGGCTGTACGAATCACATAGGGAACTTTTAATTGTTCGGTATTTGTCGGAGCAAATCTTCTCTGGAAAGGGTTAATATACCGTATACCGTTTGGTGGATAGTATTGATACGTTTCAGCCCAATTCACACTTTCATAAGGCGTATTATAGGGATCGTATTGTAATGGATATGGATTTGTGAATGTTTTTAAATTTTTTGTTAAAGAATTCAAACGAATAGGAGAAACAGGATTCATTATTTACTATATAAAATATTTTAATATTTTCTTACCAGACATCCAATTATTACAA